CTTCTGGTCACCGGAGAGCATATCCTCACAGGCCCTTGCGACCAGCTCATGAATCGCATCCTCCTGAGAGTGCTGAACAGGGTTGCCGTTCTCGTCCCTGATCGTGTCGTTCAGCCGCTGCCGTTCCGCTTCGATGATGGAGTTGATGGTCATGCCCTTAGAGTAACTTCCGCTATTCTGAAGGGCAGCGAGGACGGTGTTTGACAGCTCCTTGTAGAGCTTCGGATTGTACTGCTCAAGGAAGTGCGTGGTCTCGTGAGAGATGACAGGGAGCATGGTCTTGATGTCAGTGATATCTCCGGTCCAGTCGGACTCGCGATTCATTCCTGCGTTGACATCGAGAGTCATAGTCGGTCTTCCGTTGACGACCTGGAAAGAGCCATTCATGCCCTTGTACTTGCCGTCCACTGCTTCGCTCTGTACCCAACGAACATCCATGCCAAGCACCTTAGTAACATAGGCATTTCCGTAGTCCACGCGGAGCCTCTGCTGCGGGGTAAGGTTTTTTACATCGATACCGGAAACATCCGCATTCCCGGCATTCACACCGTTCACCTTGATCTTGTCAACGGTGCGGCTGAATGTTCTCATGGTCTCCTGCGGGTATGCACGGTTCAAATCAAGCGCACCAGCTCTCATCGCGGCGCTGATCTGCTCAGGAGAAAGATTATGCTCGATGTTCTGCGGGACAGGAATGCCAAGTCTCATGCTGTTGTAATGTGCCGCCCATTCGCGGTATGCCTTTACGCCTTCTTCAGCGGGAAGCGCACTGAACGCCTTCCGTCCCTCCTCCTCGAAGGTCGATGCCATATCCTGAGACATCTCAGCATTGAAGATGCGCTCTCCGGGAGTCATGCGCTGGCTGTTGTAGTAGTTCGCGTTTCGGAACGCCTCGCCGGTATCCTTCGCAGTCTCAGAGGCGACATCATTCATCATCTGAGTAACAGCCTGCCGCTCCGGAATGCTTTCCTGTGATGTCGTTTCGGAAACGACATCCCCGACAGGGGCGGTCTGATTGGCAACAGCCTTTGCCTCGTTCTGTTCCGCGACCTCTGCGGCATTTGCTATAGCATTGCGAAGATACCCAAGTTCAGTATCGCTTGCCATCGTGCCGGATGCTTCCCTCTGCGCGATATCGTTCGCAAGGTTCTGGACTCTCTGCCCCTCTGCCGTAGAGGTATCAATGCTCCCGGCAATATCTTCAAGGGTGATCCCGTTCCGGATGTCTCTGCGGAGGTCCATGCCGTTGGAAAGAGTGTTCCCGTACATAGCCATGCCGGTATGCAGTCCGCCGGACAGAGCGCCGCCGAGACCGGAAAGTAGGACCTGAGCGACTGCGCTTATGGCAGTATTTCTTGCTGCCGAATTGGGATCCTCACCGTTCGTTAAGCGCTCCTGATACTCCCGTCCGCGCTCAGAGTTTCCTCTTCTGATGGCAATATCGGAGACAGTGTTTGCAATCTCTGTAGCCATTTCTTCAGATGCCTCAACGCCAGCCTGTGCGAGTGCAGTTCTGACCGCCTGTGCCGTTGATGTCGGATTCTGGAAGTGCATCAGCCTTTCAATGGAGAAATGCTCGAAGAAGGCTTCCGCAATGCCGTTCGCAGTGGCGAGAGCGGCAGCCTGTCGTGCGGTCGTGTTCTGGTCCTGTGATGTCTCATAAAGAGCCTGGTTCGCGGCACTTCCACCCATGAGTGCGGTCGAGAGCGGTCCGCCGGTCGCCATGCTGATACTGGACGAAACAGCATCAGCTCCGACTCCGGTGAGGAAATCCATAGCCTTTTCTCCGAAGGTATACCGTCCGTCATTGCTGTCGATGCCAATCGCGGAGGAAATGCGCGGATGCTCTTCCTGTGCTTCCCTGCGGAATCCTTCTGCCGCGCCGGTGCGGAATCCCTGTGCGATAGGTGCGGCATGGATGTTGTTCGGATTGAATTTCTGCCCTGTTGCAAGCGCACGGAGCGCAGCCTCACCAGTATTGATGAAGCCTTCAGCTCCACCGACAAGGTTGGATACACCGTACATCAGGGTTCCGGCGATCGGATGCTTCGCCGCCCACTGCCCTTCTCTTGTAAGGTTAAGCGGTTCTCCGGTGAGGATCCTCGTATCACCTCTTGAATTGCTGATGCCCTGATCAGCAAATTCCGGTCTGACAGTCTGATTCCGTGCAGGCTCAGTCGATGCTTCTGCCGTCACGGGTCTCTGAGAGGCAGCCGGTCTGACCTGTGCGGCGAGGTCTCTGAGTCCATAGGTCTGAGTGCCGAATCTCTCGTACCCGTTCTCACGGACCTGCTCCTCTCTCTTTTTTGCGTAGTCCTGAGTAAAGCTACTTACTTTTGCCATGTGCGCTCCTTACTTTACGCCACGATAGGTAAGCGTTCTCTTTCCGTCCCTTGTCCGGAACACTTCTTTGATCCTTCCGTCTTCGATCATGCTGGTAAGCTCATCCGTCCGGTTGATCCTTCCGTATCCAGGCACATACACCCACGAATCGCCATGCTGATTCGTAATGACAGGTGTAATATCGCCCTTGCCTCCTGCGAGGTTGACTCCGGCTCTCTTTGCGATTGTCGTAAGGTTGGACGGCTGAATGCCTCTTGCGGAGATATAGCTGCGGATCGCTTCCGTTGCCTCTTCGTGGGACAGTTCGCCGTTATCGATAGCGGACCGGAGGCTGTTGGCAAACTGGTCTACCGTAAGATTGCCGTAGTTGTCAGAAGACTTCGGTGTATATTTTGATCCGCTCGATCTTCTGCTGCCGGACCTTCTTCCGCCGCCTCCGGAGCTTCTGCCGCCGCCGGATCCGCCGCTTCCACCGCCTGCAAGCGCAGCCGCCTGCTGACCTCTCACTCTTTCAGCAAGCTCGTTGAGGGATGCGACCGTGTCATTCTCAAGCGGTCCGGTGTAGGACGCCGGGATATCCATGCCCTGTGCGGCGAGTTTATAGGCTCTCTCGAATGCGTTGTTGTAATCGGTCTTGTAGTCGCGGTCCGCCTGGTACGCCCTGTCAGCCGCATCGGAGTACTCCTGCCAGTCAAGGTTCGTATCGAACTGGTGCTGATTCCAGTCGTTGTTATAGAAATTGGAATACTGGTTCGCGTAGTAGTTCCGGTCGTTCATCCAGTCATTCACGGTGTCGCGGTATCTTGCGTAGTCCGCCTGCTCAAGGCCGTTCACCGCGCCGAGCTGGTTGTATCTGTCGGCATTCTCATCGCCGTACATCTGATAGGCAAGCTGTGCGAGGGCAAGGTTCTGAGAATTCAAGCCTTCCATCGTCCGGTCGTAGGCCTGTCCTGCCGCAGCAGTTGCCGCAGTCGAGCCATAGCCGCCCGTCAGGTTTGCCATCGCTCCGAGATTGTCCCTCATGGCACGGTCTGCGTTTGCCTGATACTGCTGGGCATAGAGGTTGTAGAGGTTACTGTAGTTCTTATCGGTCGAAAGGTCGAAGCTCTTCCGGTTGAGGATCCCGTCAAGGATGGACTGCACCGCGCCCTCGTAGCGGTTCTGATACGGTCCGGGACGGTTTCCTTCCGCATCCTTCATGAGGTCGTAGTACTCGTCTGTGTCTGCGCTCCTCTCAAAGGTTCTCCGAGTCGGCTGTGAGATACCGGAGAGCGTGGTGTATCCGCCCATGCCCTTGATCTCGTCAGCATCAGGAACGGGAGAATCATATCTCACGCTGTTTGCAAGTGCCTCGTCCGAAGCATAGGTCTTGCCCGGTTCCGTAGGGAAGGGAGCAGAGAATCTCTGGCTGTTGGCGATTGCCGCATCCGAAGCGATATTCGGAGTCGGAGCGGCATACTGCGTGGAGTTTGCGATAGCCTGATCGCTTGCGTAGTTCTTCTGAGGAGTTGCCTCTCCTGCAAGGGTCCGCAGCGCATCGGACGGGACTGTGGACAGGTCAACCTTCTTTTTCAGAGCTCCTGTCGCATTTCTCTTTATGACTGGCATTATTTACCTCCTCTCTGATAGGGTTCATCAGGGTCTGCCTGATGAAAAGGATCTGTAGCATGTTGGTAGCTCCGTGGGTTTCTATCTGTTCCAATGCGTGGAGGCACTGGGTGATCTTGGTGTCATCGTACTTTGTCATTTTTCACCTCACGAAAAAGCATCAAAAGAAATCTCTCCAAGTGCGTATTGTGCGGCAGAGTATGCCCTCACCACTCCTGCGGACGTTATACGAAAACGCCCATAGCTTCCGATGCCGCCCGCGTTGCCTACCCATCCGATAGATGATCGCGGACGATACCCCGCCGGAAGCGTCCAAAGCGTTGTGTCTTCGCCTGTCGTCAAGCCTGATACGCCAATGTGTACCGTTACCCGATGCCCTATCTTGTAGTACCAGCACCCGCCATATGTCGCGTAGTTGGCTCCCGCTGAAAGCGTTGGCTCTATGGGCGTGACCGCACACAGTACAGAAGCATCATTTACCGCAAGATCATCCGCAGTAATGCCGGAATTCACTGCTGCCAGCTGCGCTACAGTCAATACCTCAGATGCGGTATAGCTTGGTTTGGCTGCTGCCTTCGCCCAAGCGGGTACAGTAGGATCCGTTTCTGTATATCCTGTGATAAAGCCTGAGTCATTGGTGAGGTCACTCGTCTTTGTGGGTATTTGTGTCGTACTTGGAAGCGCACCCACCTCCGCCGCCGTATAGGACGGTTTGGTGGATTGTTTTGCCCAGCTTGGCACTGTAGGGTCTGTTTCCGTGTAGGATGTCAGATACCCGGAATCATTCTGGAATGCAGATACCTTTGTCGGTACGGTCGGTATCACAGTGTCATCAGGCAAAGCTCCCACCTCCGATGCAGTGTAAGAAGGTTTCGTGCTTGCTTTTGCCCACGAAGGGACGGTCGGATCAGTCTCTGTATACCCGGTAATGAATCCGGAATCGTTTGTAAGGTCGCTTGTCTTTGACGGTATTGATGTCGTATCCGGGAGCGCCCCGACTTCAGATGCAGTGTATGTGGGTTTCGTGGATGCCTTCGCCCATGCTGAAATATCGGTCTTCAGAAGATACTGCGAAAGGTCCACATCTGTGCTGCCGATCTTCTCGAACGCATTGTTCACCCAAATGTACTCGTCATAGATATCCCTTGTGCCGTGCTGATGCGGAACGAGGTAGATGACTCCCTTCGTGCCGCTTGCAGGAAGTGTTGAGACTACAAGGTACTCAAGCTCCGTTATTCCGCCAATGGCAGAAGCGATAGCAGCAGACACATCTGATGCAGTCTGATATCCAGCGCCTTCAATAGTGGCAAGCCTGGAAGTGATGCCTGTGATAGCCGTTCTGATCGCAAGGACTGCCTTCCTTGCCCACATGTCAGCGCACCAGATCTTTTTCTGCTTCTGTTTATCGAATATCCATGCAAATCGTTCTGACATACATCACCTCACAGTCCTACGCCGGGTCCGGAGTCAATGTATCCGGGATCAGGCTTGCCGTCAGGACTCGTCCCGTCCCAGTCATCCTCTTCCTCGTCCGGGTCTGGGTCATCGTCCGGGTCTTCGCCGTCATAGTGTTCAAGATGGGACCATATCTTGTTGATCTCTTCGAGAACGCTATGCCCTTGAATGTTGACATCATACTGAGTAAAGATTCCGGTGCTATTTACCGCAAGTACATAATCGTCATCATCGAAGTATCCTGCCCACAGATATAGGCCGTCTTCGTCATCCGGCTCGCCGCTCATGCCGGTCATGTAATCGCTCGATTCAAGGACCTGCCTTCCCCACTTGTCATCTACCATGAAGTCGCCAAGTTGGAAGGTCTCGCCGTCCGCAAGGAATCCGATGTTTGCTCCCCTGTCGAGTCTGAAGGTCGAGCCTGTGATGGTACTCGCCGTGATGTCTCCGGAGAAAGCTCCGTTGGTAGCCTCGATAGATCCGTCAAGTCCGATCTTGAAATAGCCGTTGACGGTCACAAGGCCTTCCAGCTTGATCTTCGGTGCCTCGATAGCCGCCGTCTCCTCAGAAAGATTGATAGAGGAGATGATGTTATCCTTCGAGACATATGTCAGCTTGATGCCGTCCAGCGCGGTCTCGATGGATGCCTGGCGTTCACCGTCCGAAACGTAGGTGAGCCGCGCTTGCTCCGAGTAGTTGTCCTCCGGAGTCAGGTTGTTGAACATGTACTCAAGCTGGCGGTTAAGCTTGTAGAGGTAGGACTCGATCTTTGTGGTATCGCCCCTTACGCCGTTAAGCTCTCCGGTGTCCATGTGAAACTGAGCCATACAGTTCCGTGCCTCCTTCCACATATCGACCGCCGGAGATCAGCTTCCCGCTTCCGGTGACCTCGATTCTGTAGCGATACTTACTGCATCTCTTCGGCACGATGGGCAGCGTATAAACTTTGTCCTGCTCTGCCCTGATCGTCCCCTTATGCTCCCAAAGCGGCTCGTCATCGCACTTGAGATAAAAGTTTGCGACCGTGCCGCGCTCAAGCCACAGCGTGAACATGAGCTGGCTCACATAGCTGTTGAAAAGACTCTCACGGATATCCGGAGATTCCACCATCCAGTCGATGCGGTCTGCATCATCTCCGATCACAGTCCTTATCGCACCTGACTCATCGATGAAATACCCCGTGCCGCCGCCGTAATGTGCGAACAGGAAGTTATCCTCGTTCTCGATGTCCCACACGCGAAGGTTCGGATCATAGCAGAGGACCTTCCTTTCACCATCAAGCAGGCAGGAGATATAGAGAAGACCCTTCGCCTGAGTGCTGACAGCCTCTCTGATGGTCGATGTGATGCTCCTTGATATTTTCATGGGGACCGCACCGTCAAACTGGTATACGCCGTTCCTGCCGACATAGTAGAGGGTCTCGTTGACGATCTCGATGGAGTCGGCGCATCCCTCCATCACTCCCGGCATATCGCTGGTGTTGAGGCTGAAATTGGACGGCTTGTCACCGTACATCATGTGGATCGAATGCTCTTTGAAGAAGATCACATGGCCCATGTGGCTCACGCATCCGGTGAAGTCCCCGTCTGAGCCGACCGTCACGGTGTAGGAATCCGTGCTGACTCCCTCATAGCAATTCCAGTTCGTGGGGTCTCCGAGCTTGCTGGCGTAGATCTCGTGGTTCTTATTGGAGCAGGCCCAGAGCCTGTTGTTCTGCTCACAGACATAGTCGACGTCCTGGCACTGACGCTTGATGGTGATGCCGGAAGTCCTTGTGAATCGATTCCGCTTCACGGTCGTGCCAGCCTCCTCATGTGCCGTCCTTGTGATCGTAAGACCGGAAGACTGCGTGAATCCTGTGGCGAGAGTGCCGTCCACGATGATGAAATTCGTGCCAGCGCCCTCGATGGTGAAGGACTTGTTATAGGCGGTATTCGTGCATCCTGCGATGGTGATGATATCGTCCTTTACCCATCCGCTTCCGAGATCATCAGCATAGATTCGGGTCTTATCGGATCCCGAGTAATACGGGGAGAAGCTCACTGTGTTGCTCTGGGTGTAGGTCTTTGCGGGAAATGCAAGCTGGATCGTGATGTAGTTATTGCCGACCGACAGCACCTTTCCGGAGACATTCAGCGCATCGTCAGAAGTACCAGCCATCCTCACAACATCATCGACCTTGAATTTCTCGTTGATGCCATTGCCGGTGAGCCTTGTATTGCTCCCGTCAGCCTGGAAACGGACCTTCCCGGTGTAAGGGTTCTGGATCACCGCAGATACCACGATGTAATTGTTCCCCTTTTCCGTGATGACCTTAGTGGCATCCTTGCCGTCTACCAAGAATGAATCGTCATTCACTCCGCTGAAAGTCACGCCGTCTGACCGCTCAAAGACCTTGTCGATGCCGGGTACGGTGATCTTGCAGAAAACGGAGTCAAATGTCAGCTCCTCGAAGGTCATGGTCGCGCTCTGCGTGTAGGTCGCTTCGATGCTCTTTACGGTCTTGTCGCTGGTGTTGAAGACCTTTTTATCTGGGAAGATGACGATATATGCCCCCATGCCGACAAGGATCTTCCTGCTGTCTGTGACCGTCAGGACCTTCTCGCCCTTGTAATAGCAGTCAGTACCATCGACATAGAAAAGCCCGTTCTTCCAGTACAAGCCGTTAGGGGTTCTCAGCGTTGTCGATGTCGTACCCCTTGGCTCTCTCGCAGCGATTGCAGGGTAATATCGGTGAGATGTATTCCTCATTGTCGAGAATTCCCCAGGTGTCGCAGCGAGGAGCTGATTCAGACCACGGTACTCTGAGATCATCCTCAGTTGCCTTCCCCCGGACGGGGTCAAAAAGGGCAGTCTTGCCATAGAAATGCCACCTTTCTCTTGGATAATGGTGCCTCCGATACCATGCCGCATACTCTGTCCAGGCGGCACTATGGAGCTGGCTGTCATTGTTATACCTGTCGATCTCTCCGAGCGACTGGTCGATTTTTGCATAGATATACGTTCTGTATACATCCGCATATCGGTCCGGGACCGCCAGCACCATCTCCTGATCGAGAGGATATGTATACCCCGTAAAGCGGAAGTACGGGCAACAGTCAGCGCCCTTTGAGATCACCTCGTCAAAGACTCGATGCTCGATCTCTGACAGCCACAGGGTCTTCGTCAGCTCCGAGAATTGATTCGGTCTGATTTCGTCTACCATGTGTAGAAGCTCTGCAATAGTCATGGTCCCTCCTAAATCATCTCGACTTTGACATTGTTGGGATACTGCTCTGCAAGCTGCTGATACTCAGAGGTGAAAGCCGCAAGGACCAGGTTCATCTCCTCGTCTCCGGCAGTATCCACAAAGATATTGGTCGGCTCGTCCTCAGGCCATATCATGTAGAGAGTAGCTTTGCCTTCCTCTGCCCATGCGGCGATCAGATTACAGAGGAGGTTTGTGAGGACCGAAATGCCAGCGCAGACGATGTCACCGCCCACCGCCGCATAGTCCGCATGACCTCTCAGGATGTACTGGGAGCCTTCCTCGTCCTGTCGAATGCTGATGGTAGTCATCGCACTGTCGTAGCCTCCTTCGCCCTCTCAGCGGCCTTCTCGTAGGTCGAGCCGCCGCTCTGCTGTGTGGTCGATGCCTGCGGAGCCTGTGCCGGAGCAACGCCCATCTGCTGCTGAAGTGCTTCGAGCGGTCTCGTCTCGCCTGTCTGTGCCGCCAGAAGCTGTGCAAGCTGGAGGTTCGTCTGCTGTGCCTGCATGAGCTGTTCGTAGAGCGTGCCGTTGCTCCTGATCGTCTCCCGGACCTTCTCCTTGCCCTCGAAATCCATCATGTCGATGGTCGCGAGTGCCTGGTCCGTCATCTGCGGATTGAAGAAGCCTAACTGATAGAACTGCAAGGCTAATTCATTCTGCGCGGTCCGGCTATACGGATTGCTCCTCTGAGCCTTGACTTTGACATCGAATACCGGTTCTGCCGTCAGGAAGGACAGGCCAAATTCGGTCGTCTCCTGTGCCTGCATACCGGCGTTATTGAACTCGATGTACTTCGGGCTGCCGTTATCGCCTGTGATGCGGAAGGCACGAGGCTCGTCATAGAACTGCCTCACCAACTCTATGATGAGGTTGCAGATCTGCGTGAATGCTCTGTAGGATCCCTTGATCATGTCGCGGGATCCCTTTGAGCCAGCCTCCTGCAGCGCGGCGATGGCAGAGGCAGCGGTCACGCCAGAGACTGTGCTTCCCTGTGAGAAGTCTCTGTTACCGCTCGTCTCCTTCAGCTCATCGACCTTATACTGCAAGACCGACAAAACATTCCCTGACAGCTCCTTTGTGTCGATGGGTCTGAGGTTATCGTCATTCAGATTCATGCCAGCGACATTGACGATCTGCTTCGTGGTGTCTAAGAACTGGTCGATGTTGATCGAAGCGCCGTCTTTGGCGAAATAACGAGGCTTCGCGGACCAGATCGCGTTGTCCTGGATCGCGCTGGACAGGCGGTCGATGTACTCCTGCGGCGAACGCATGACATCGATATAGCCGAAGCCCGCCGGAGTACCCTTCTCTTCAAAAAGGCAGTCGATCACGAACGGATACTTGCCGTGCGCGTACCATCCACTCTCTGCATACTGCGAATCGTCCTCAGAGGCATAGAGGATGGTATCGTCCACCCACTGCACATAGTGAAGGACATCTCTGCCGCCCTGATTGACCTTGTAGTACCAGTCCACCACGATGCTCTTATGGCTTGTATCCACATGGTCATCGTAGTGATATTCCTTGTGGGTAAGGCCGCTCTCTCTCAGCTTGTCGCGAAGCTCCGGATGCTCTGCCACAAGGAGATCGTTGTCTCTCAGAGTCAGGAGGAAAATATCCTTCGAGTCCTGGATATCCTGCACTCCCGGCTCCCAGTAAAAATTGAGCATATCGATCCGGCGGACATCCACATCGCCCACGCCGCTTAAGAGCTTCGGATTGTAGAAGACTCCGTAACAGCCCGATCCATTTTTCAACTTGTCCCACCATACTGAGGCATAGGTCGCCTCGAACTCCGCATTCTCAAGGATGACCGGAAGCACGGAGGACAGGGTCTTTGCCGCCGCCTCATCGTCCATCGCTCTTGGCAGGACTGACGGCTCCGGTGCGTTGTCCATCGCGTCTGCGTGTTTCATCATGATGCTGTTGAAGAGCCAGGCTGAGGCCGGCTTACTGTTATAGTTCTGCCGCTTGTCTTCCGGTGTGCGGGGATTCCTGTGGAAGGACTCCCAGTGTCTCAGCTTCCACCAGTCCTCATTCTCGATGAGGCGCTGGTCGAGGTTAGCCTTGCCCTCTCTGTAGCGCTCCAGGCGGTCCTGTGCGGCTTTAAGCTCTGCCTCTCCTATGTGGGCAGAAGGGACCGTCACAGGCGGTCGTACATCCGCCATCGTGACCGGAGCCTGAGGTGTGATATCAATGTCCGGCATAAGTCTCCTTTCAGTACATATGGCGATCTGCCCACAAATTGAGCGGATCTTCCGCAGGCGGTACTTCCACTTCTGCGGGTTTGGGGTTCATGGGGTTCTCCATACACACATAGCGAATACTGTCGTAAAGGCGCTAATGGTCCTCCATAGAAGTATCCACATCTTCGGGATGCTTCTCGTCATAAATGAGGATCGGCAGCGTTCGGATCACGTTCGTGCAGGACTTGAAAACATAAAGCATCGGCACACCCATGCTGTCGAATCTCAGTCTGTAGTGCATCTGCATGAGTCCGGCGAGGCGGCTGTGGTCACCCTTTGAGAAGTACACGCCCTCATGCATCATCATGTCGCTGATGCTCTCTCCGGTCGTGTTCTGCCATATCGCCGGGTCCGCGATGCCGTGGATCTGCTTGCCTCTCAGGAAGGGGTCCGTGTTCTCGATGGATCTTATCCGTCTTGCAATCTCTCGCGGCTCCATCTGTATGCCGGTATCAGGCTGCCGGGTGCAGCCGTAATACTCCTTGAAGAGGAACATCCTGCCGTAGTAGTCGATGGCGATCCACACTACCGCGAAAGGCTTTGAGTAACCGAAGTCGAAGCCTCTGAAGATCTTCATGCCATCGTCCAGCGGGAAGTCATCGATCACATGAGTCCACTGGCGGTCCTTGTGGTGAGCAGGGTCATTTCTCCATTCAGCGAAGACCTGACCTACGAAGGCATTCCAGTCGCCCTCGAGCCACGCCTTTCGGAGCGCTTCCGGCAGGGATTCAAGCTCCTGGACATACTCAGGGTTCGTATCCATTAATGCCTTATTGTCGTATACCTTCGACTGAATGAAGCTGTAGTCGCCCGCCTTTTCGCCGCCCACGAAGTCCCTGTCGATAAAAATCCTCTTGATGTAGGCATGGCCTTTGCCGCCCGGATTGCAAGTGTAGTACGTTCGCTTCACCAGCCCATTGGTTCCACGCACACAGGCATTCAGCTTCTTGATCTGGTCCTCAGACATCTGAGTACTTTCGTCAACGAAAAGCACATCTACCTCAGTGCCTTGAAAGCGGTCCGCATCTCCTTCCGAGTCGCAGTACCGAAACATAATGAGCGATCCGTTTGGAAAGCTGATCTCTTTCCTGCTCTCGTTATACTTGATGGGGTTTCCAGGCGCTCCGATCTTGAGAAGCTCTTTCAGCGGTCGAACGTGGTTGGCTATGAGTTCTGGATATGTCTTACGGACGATGAGGATCTTTATTCCCGGATGCTTTGCGGCAAGCAGAATGGCTTTCGCTCTCACGCTCCAGCTCTTTCCGCCGCCTAACCTCGCGCTCCACCAAATCCTACATGCCGGTGCTTATCCGTCAGGAAAAGGACCTGTTTCGCATTAGGAGTGCCAAGCGCTATATCCATACCATCACCTCCTCCCGTCAGTCCGCATACTGGTCGCCATTGTCGATGGTGATACGGATCCTGTTATCCACCTCATCGAATGCTACAGACTGCTGCGGCTTGCCCATCAGCCTGTCGAGGACATCCTTAGATACCTTTGCCTTGAGGTCGACAGGTGCGGCGGGATCATCCAGCACCCACTCATAGAATTCGATTGCTTTCGGACTTATCCTTTCAAGAGCTTCCTTCAGCTCCTTCGGAGTCTTGGGTCTTCCAGTCCCGCCCTTATTGCCCTTGACGAATCGTCCCTTTGAATCTCTTTCTGTTGTTTCCGTTATGTTTCCGTTTTTTCGGATTTCATCTTTTTTGCCCATGCTACTATCATGCACAAATCATCTCCGGAAGTACGCCCTCATTGGATGTGGCATTTTTCTGCCACAAAAAAGGACCAGTCTTATGACCAGTCCTTTTCATGTGCCATCATCCAAAAGCGGAAATACGGACACATATCGTAATTCCCATCACAGAACTTCGCTTTAAGCGCGAGGGTCTCCTGGATGTTCGTACACCGCAAGACATTAGACACCTTAAAGCCGAAGTCCCGCGATACTGGCTCACACTGGACTCCGGCTATTCTTCCCTGCCCGGACCGCACGATGCTTTCGTACAGCGGGCATTTGGCTTTTATGCTTGCGTTGACATAGAATCCCATTTACTCTTCTTCCTCGCAATTCGCGACAAGCGCGACCAGTACGATCCCAGAAAATCCACCCACAAAGAATCCGACCAAGAATCCTATGATCACATCAATCATCAGCACCCTCCAATGCAATCACGATCTGCTCTACCAGCTTGCTAAACGCCAGTGTGATTTCCTCTTCGCTCTCCGCCGGAAGAGTCCGCCTGATTTCGGCATATGCCTTCATCAGGATGATCTGTCTCAGGTAGTCATCAGCGTCCATCATGATGATTTACCTCCGGCAACTTCCTGATATGGCTCCGGCAGCAGCATCCACGCAGTCACGCCAAAGTGAAAGAGCCACGTTCCTCCGTGATAGTGCTTAACGTACTCGTCAACATCGATATAGCTTTTGCCTTCGCTCGTGCTGGTAACGAGATACTTCCCTTCCTCATCTGGCTGTCTCTCACTGCACGGAATCCACCCCGGCTGTGCGGACGGTAGTGCCTTGATAGCCGCAACATCCCGCCTCCACTGGTTGCGTTCTGCCACCTCTCCCGCATCATCCTCATGCCATACAAGCGGTTCTTCACCAAGCGCATCCATTGCCGCCTGTCTGCTGATTAAATCATTCATCCTGTTCACCTCTCATATCTGCTCCGCACATCGGACAGTAATTTGCCCTAGGCTTGCCCATAACCGTTGATGTCGTTTTCTCTCCGCACTGGTCACACAACCACGTGT